AGAAATTTCTTTGTTTAATGATAACCAGTATCAATATTCTTTTGACAACTATTACTTTAAGTCTGAATTAAGAAAAGAAGGTGTGCCTAAGTATAAAGCATTTACAATTTCAGACGAAGCTTCAATGTTTAATGTTAATATAGTTAAATTTTGGGATGATAGAGAAGATACTTTATTAGAAACAGAAAAAGTATTATCTGACTTAAACGTCGAATATGAGGGAATAAAGCCTGAGTTATTTTAAATTAAATCCTGAATAGTGTTTTGCACATCTTGGTTCATACATTTCTTTACCTCCAACTTTTTCTTCTTGCGTTGCATTTTCAATATCAAACAATGCTTCAGTATAATAAGCATCATTATCACACATTGTGCATACAGCAGGGCAAACATTAATTTTAGTAGCCCAAGGCAACATGTTTTTTATATTTTCAAAAGGTTGCTCTTTAGCGTTCATTTGTATAGATGATACAATAATATTGTAACCAAGTCTAAAACAATTAATTAATACTTTATCGATATTATTAATCATAAAAGCTTCATCAACTGCTATTGTATTAATTCTTTCGTCTTTTGACTCTTCATATTCTGATATGAATTGCAATATCTCTTCAGCATCATCAATACAGTAAGCCTCGATTGTCCCGTTATTATGTGAAGATATTTTATCTACTGTATATCTTTTGTCAATATTAGGTTTAAAAGCAATAACTTTTTTGCTTTTATATTTTAGTCTGTCAATATCTGCTAACAATCTTGTTGTTTTAGCACCAAACATAGGACCAATATATACATTAAAAAACGGATTTGAATTCACTTTTTACCTTTCTATTTTAAAACTAATTTAATATATTTTTATTATATGTATATTTTATTTATGGAACAATATGTGCTGACCTTATATTAATTGTTAAATCAATAGGAATATCCTCTTCTAACCTCATAGCTTCTGCAATTTTTACACTTAATATTTTTAAAAATTCATAGTCAGCCCAAAGAGTTTTTATCACATTAGAAGATCTAAGTGTTACTCCAACATTTAGTCTATTACTTCTAAACAAAGCATGTACTAAAGATATACAACTATTACCTGAATATATAAATCTTCTACTATCATGTTTTTGAGGAGAATTATTTTCGTTTAAACCTGTAAACTCTTTAAATATTTTATTCTCAATTTCATTTGTTATTTTTCCATAATACTCTTTTTCTTCTGGAAAATTTAAAACTGTATAGTCTAAGGAACTAATATTGATTTTTTCTTTACATTGAACATCTACTAATTCGTTTCTACCACTATTAACAACAATAGACTTGATTAAGTCACCGCTAGGATACTCATTTAAACTTTCAATAAAGTCTAAACACATATCAACCTTTTGAGTTAAATCTTCAATGTCTTCTAGTATTAAAACATTTGGAAAAGAACCAAAACCTAATTTAGCAAGATTATAGAACAAACTCCTTACTTTAAGTATACTACTTTCATCTTGAAATTCATCACCTCTCTTTTTGAGTCTTTTAATTATAGTATCTTCTGTAGGTAGTAAGACAATATAAAGTGTATCTAACTTTTTTAAATCATCAATTATTTTATCAAACCAAAAAGAAGAGTTATCTCTTTCATACAACTTTGAATAAACATACATAGACATACAACTTCTATCTTGTATATTGTACTTAAAACTTGTTTCTTTGTGAAGCTGATTAAACAAAGTAGTTTTACCACTACAATCAGGACCTTCAATGTTTATATTTGTAAATCTCATATAATACCTAATTCTTTTTAATATATAGTATAAATAAATTATTAATTTTACACATAGAGGAATCTTTAATGAATAAAAATTTAAATAGGAATGACTTTGCAAAGTTAATCAAAGAGTGGAAAGAGTTAATTGAATCAAACGAAGAACAGTATAGAGATAACGATAATCAAAGTATTGGAGCAATTGATATAAAAGCAATTAATGCATCAAAAAGTTTATATTTTGAACTAGGAATAACTGATAATCAATGCTTAACAGCAGATAAAGTTACTTTTAATGTTATTAATATCTATAAAGGCTTAACAGATTATATAAACAAAACACCTAATATTCTAGTGAAAGGCAAAGAAAATCAACAAATAGTAAAGCCAGAAGATTTTTTGTTTGTTAAAAAAGGAACATTTATTAAAGATGCTCAGCCTGATCTACGAGGACATGCTAAAGCAATAAAATCAATATCTTCCATGGATATAGATGATTTAAACCCAGATGTAATAGAGAAAACATGGGATAAAAACATTAATGAAAACGAAAAGTTACCAAGAAATCTATTTGAATTTAAAATATCTGACACCGGTGGCGGTGGCGGTGAATATTTTGAACCAAATGATGCATACTCAGCAATTATAAATCATCCTAGCATTAATGAAAATATTAGATATTTAGGTGACGCCGGAAATATTATCTTTACATGTCCTGATGGTAAACAAATTATGCTTAAAATGATGGAACTCGAAGTTCCTCCAGGGCAAACAAGTGAAGATCCCGATGGTGATGAGGTAAAATATAAAGTATTTATTTCTAATAATTACGTTATATTATTAGGAATAGATTTATATGAATTAGCATATGGTTCTACAAATTTTTAAAAATAATTATAATTAACTAACTAATTTATATTTATAAAACAGATATTACAAAAGGATTTAAAATGAGAATAACTGAGACACAGCTAAGAAAGCTAATTAAAAGAACATTAATCGAAGAACAAAAAATGAATAGACTTATGAACGAAGGTTTTCCTACAGGTGAGAAAGTTGCAGTAGCACTTGCTGCAGCAGTACTTGCTATAGTTGGTTTTTCTCATATGATTACAGGAAGTAGTGCAGATTTAAAGACTGCAGCAGAACATATAGGTAAACCAGAAGTACATGACGTTTTAACTAGGGATCAAATAAAAACAATTCAAATTGCGGATGGTGGTATGACTGATTCTCCGAGTACTGAGCTTACTGTGCTAAATCAACATTACAAGAGAAAAGGTAGAAGAGTTTAATTTAAAAATCAATCAAAAGCGTTAATCTTTTTAAGCTTGCCACATGTAGTTGACATTCCCCAACCAGCATCGTTTTTCACATCTGTCAACCAAGTACTGTATTCAATATTACCTTCCATACTACCCCATACTCTTAACCACCCGCTTTTATTATTAGCATCAACACACTTCCATCGCATGAAAGCCTTACCGTTTTTAGTAGTCTTATGAATAACTTCTATTACAGTAAACCAACCAATACCTCTTTTACCTGATTCAATATCGAAAATAGATTGTATATTCTTTTCTTCTAGTCTTTTCATTAAGCCAGTAGGAAATAGCAAGTCTGCTGAAGCGTCATTTGATAAATCAAAATAATTTCTAATTTTTTCAGATCTATTCCAGTCAGATGCAAATCTATATTTATTGATTAAATCTTCAGTAATTGGAAAAATTTCTTCATCTTTTTTCAAGGCTCTTTTGACAGCAGTTTTTGTCATGCCAAATCGACCTTTCTTTAGAATATTATAGTTATCGATAACTAAATCATGCATTTGTTTATGATTGTCTAAAATATTGTTTTGAAATTCGGTGAGAGATTTAAATGCTTCCATTTTTGTTAGTGAAGAAAAAGCTGTTTTATTTAATTTTGAGTGTTTCCATTCCCCTTCTTTGTTATAGAATAAATCGTCTAAATTATTGTATGGTCTATTTGCAAATACTTCTTCAACAGCTTTGTCTCCTACTCCTTTAAGTGAAGTTAAAGGAGGCACAAAAGCATTTAAAACACTTGAATATTCCCATTCAAGACCAGAGTGATTAATATCAATTGCTGCAATTTCATAACCAAATGATTTAATTTCTGATATTGCTTTAGACATACCTTTAGGATTACCATTCTCAGACTGAAGAATTGTTGCTAACCATTCAGTCTCATAATGTGTATGAAGCCATGCAGCGTAATAAGAATCAATAGCATAAGCAACTGCATGTGATTTGTTAAACCCATAAACACTGAAGAATTCTATTTCTGACCAAAGCTTAGAAGACACAGCTTCTGGTACATCATTTAACTCCTTTGATCCTTTAATAAACTTTTCACGTGCCTTAGCCTTTTCAGATCCTTTAGAATGCAATGTATCTAAAGATTTCTTGACAAGTGTCTTTCTTAGTTTATCACTCTCTCCTGGGTCAAAACCTGCTAGTTTCTGTGCTAAAAGCATAAACTGCTCTTGAAATGTTACAAATCCAAATGTTGACCCAAGTATTTCTTTTATAATAGGATGATCATAATGAATACTATCAGCATTCTTTTTAGCTTTAACGTATTTTCTATGAACGTTTGCCTTAAGAGGACCTGGGCGATAAATTGCTGTTAATGCTGCTAACTCTTCAATGTTTTCAGGTTGAGCATCTAAAGAAAACTGCCTTGCTCCTTGATTTGTAAATTGAAATACACCACAAAAATGTCCGTCATGATATACATGTTTCCATACATCTAAGTCATCTTGTTCATGATATCTACAATTCAATTGAGTATCGAAGAATTCTTTTGCTTCTAGGAATGTAGGATTTAAATTGCCTTGTTTCTTAAGAATACGGTAAATACAATTTTCTACGTCTTTAAGTAGCGTTAATCCTAAAAAGTCAAACTTAAGAAAGCCATTGTCTTCAAGATTTCTAAAGTTCATACCTTCAGTCCAAGGTGTTTGCAATTCACCTCTAACACCTACAATAGGCATAGATTGCTCAAGAAGATCAGCATCTGCTATAATAACACCCCCGGCATGCCTACCAATTGCTCTGTTTTGCATAAACAAAGAAGATACATGTTTTTCAACATCTGGATAGTTTTCCATAAACGTGCGATATTCTGGTGAATATTTCATACAATCTTCATGCTTTAAAACAAATACTGATTTTTCTTGATTTTCATCTCTAGCTAACATCATAACTTGCTCTTGCAAAGGGCCAGTCATTTTGTTAACTTCATCAAAGGGAACATCATAAAACTTTGAAATATCTTTGACTAATGATTTTAGTTTAAGAGTATTAAAGTTAGAAACAGGAATGACAGCATCATCACCATATAATTCTCTAGCAGCATTTATTAATTCATCTCTGTCGCCTGCATCAGTATCAATATCAGGCCAAGAAACACGATGTCTACCTAAGAATCTACTCCAAAGCAAGTTATAAGGTATTGGATCTAGTTGAGTAATACCAAGCAAATAGTTGACTAAAGATCCTCCACCAGATCCACGTGCAGGCCCTAACAAAGTTTTTTGTTCTGCCTTTTTAAAGATTTCATACATTGTAATAAAATATGCTTCATGCCCAAGATACTTTATGTCTGATAATTCTTCTTTAGCACGATCAACATAAACTTGATCTGTATGTAATTCATGATCTACTAAAGCTTCTTTAACTAGTGTCGACAAGTGTTGAAATGGTGTTTTGTTAGGCACGTTAATTGTTGGAAGTTTTGCATCAGTATCAACCCATGTATCTTCGAATTCATTCCAGACAATATCATGTGTACGATTAATAGAATCTCTAACTAATTCTTCATTTCCTTTATAGAAATCATATACAGGATACGCTTCTAAAAATTCATCCCACATTTGTGAAGCATTTTTAGGGTATAATTCGCATTTAAGATCTTCAAATTCAGGTAAAGTCATTCCATCACGCTTACCTAACCAACCAAGCTTCTTATATAACTCGCGAGCTTGCCATTTATCAGCTGTAGGATAATGTGAGTCTGCAGTACAAATAAGTGGAATGCCTGTTATTTTATGATGCTCAATAAGATAATCATTTACTGTATGTTGTTTTGGTAATTTATTAAATTGTAACTCAAGTTTAAAGTTATTTTCGCCTACACAAGAAACAAATCTATCAGTAAGGTTTTGCAATTCATTTTGAATTTGATCTCTACTATGACCATGTACTTCACCTCTAAGAATTCTATTACTATAGATGCCGCCTAAACATGCAGTTGATATATGTAATCCTTCGCCATGTTCTTTGAGCATTTGAAAATCAACGCGCGGGTATCTATAAAATCCGTATTTATATGACTTTTTTACAAGAGTAAATAGATTTTTAAGTCCTTGTTGATTACGAGCTGTAACTACTAAATGATATCGACGTTTCCATTCATCTTTAAGAATATCAATCTTTTTTGTTTCATCCTCATCTTCAACTACTAATCCACCAACCTCATCATCTGCATCAATGTCAACTTTTTCATTAGATTTCTTTTCAGCTGCTGCAGCAGTTTTTGCATCTTTTACAGCTTGCCTGTGAGCTGCATATTCTTCTGTCCAGTTCTTGAGAGAAGGAACGAAATAAAACTCTACACCATAAATTTGTCTATACTTCCTACCAGCCTTTTGCATTTTTACTGCATGTGAGTGAGCGTGAGCAAGGCCATTTCCATTTCCATGATCAGTAAGAGAAAGAGCATCCATACCTTGAGGCTCAGATAAAACAAAATTAATATGATCAGCAGGGTAACCCAAGCCATCAAATGTACTAAAAGTCGAGTGAGCATGAAGTCCGACGAATCTGTCTGGTGGTGTTATTAATTCAATAGACAAATTATATACCTTTCTTGTTTTTATTTATTATAATTAATTAATATTTAATTTACACGTATTAAAATTACCAAGGATTATAAATGAGCAAGTTAAATAGAAAAGAGTTTAAACAATTACTTAATGAGTGGAAACAAAACTTTATAAACGAGAGAAATCAATTAAAATATGTAAAGTCAGTAAAGCCTGCTATATTAATACCTCTTCCTGACAATGAAGTTAGTTCTTTAGAAGAATTTTTTAAAAATTATAAAAGAGAAAATCCTGACATTAGTATCTTAGAAAACATATCAAGTAGTAGTGTTTATATTGATTTTGGTGTTATACTTCCTAAAAACATAGAGTCCAAAAATCTTTTACTAAATTATTTTAATTCTGTTCAGAATACTAAAGCATTAAATGACATAGAAGATTCGTATACTAATGGAGGCAGTGAACCTATTTTAATTGTTCATGCTCCTGGAAATGCAAATCCTGAATTAGGTACAGATAATGATGAAGCTAATATTTTTTATTGGCTTACACATGATCTTGAACATATGATGCATGGAGGTGAGGCATTTCCAAATATTCATATAGATGATACTGTCAGAAGTAATTTGTCTAACATGCAAGATGAAATAGGTTATTACCCAGGCGGATACGGAGAAGTTCTTGGTAAAGACACACAAACTCAAACTGCACTTAGCAAATTTTTTAAAGAAATAAACTTTACACCTGAAGTAGGCGCTGAAGATTTTCCTGCATCAGTATTTGCTTATTGTATTACAAGAATGAAAAATAAATTTGATATTCAAGAAGTTACTAATTCTAATTCATTAAGTCATGAAGAAAAAGAAGCAATTAAAAATATTTTTATAAGTGGATATGATATGTCAAATATCTCTATTGACAAATTAATTAGTACACTTGAAAACAAAATATTAATTTGTCTTGGATTTTAAAATACTTATTTTACATACAATAAAGGTTTAAATAATAATGTTCAAAAGAAAAGAAACTAAATTAATAGTTGAAAATTGGCGAAAGTTTTTAAACGAAAGAGTTTCACAAAGTTTAAGTCATCATATAGAAGGAAAAATACGTGATTTTGTAATTGTACAAATAAAAGAATCAAAGCCTTATTTTAAAAATGCACTTGACAAAAACAATATAAATTTTTCGTTTGTTGGTAATATTGTTCTTTCATGTAGCAAAGAAAAACAGAACATTAAAGATTTTATTTTAAATAATTTTGATTTAGACGAAGAAAATAAAGTTTTATTAGAAATGTATTATAAACAAAAATATCCTATCTTAGTATCTTCTGGAACATTTAGCGGTCAATTTAGTGAAGAAAACATGCATGCAAAAGAAGATTGTTTAAATTGGCTAATACATGATTTATATCATTCTATTTTTGATCATGGAAACAGAGGTCAATCTGAATTTTTAGATGTTGTAAATTCAGAAAAGGCCAAAGATATTATAAGTAATTATGAAAGTATATTTCCAGACTTAAATTATGATTTTGAAAACTTTGATATGCATAATTTAATGGATTATGATGAAGAGTATACATCTGATGTTTTAGCTACTGGTCAATATAGTCAACATATAATAGCTGAAATTGTGACTTATTTTAGATCTATAAACTTTACTGTTGGCATTGAATCTTTTGACTTGTTGCCTAGCATTTTTTCTTATTGTTTAATTAAAATGCCTAGCCCAGAAGACATTCAAGGATTAGATAATTCATTAAAAGCTACTAATCTTTCTGACGAAGCTAAAGTTTATTTATTGATTTTTAATTCTATAGCTGAACAAAACTTTAATAATATTGTTTTAAGTAACTTTAACAATAAAGTTCTATTTATGGACTTAAACTGAAGTCGTATAAATATTTTTTAAGAGCTTTTTCTTTAGCTTTAGCTTCTAACATAACGTCGACTGATTTGCCACAGCTATTAAAAGGTTTATAATAATAATTAGAATGTGCAGCTTTTGAACGAATAGAACTGTCCTCATACTCTTTTTTACCATTTGAATGATGACAAGTTGGTCGTATACCACTTGGCCAAGAATCGTATGCCATTTGAAAGCTAGCGACATAGTCTACATCTTTAGGGCCTATCTCGAAATGATGAGAGTCAAATACAATAGGCACACCAGATACTTTATAAATATTGTCATACAAAAACTTTGTACTAAACATAGCAGGCTTATCATCGTTTTCTACTGTAAGTCTAGACTTGACAGAGTCAGATAATCGCATAAAGTTTTTATTAAAGTTGTCAGCAGCTAGTTGAAGATTACCACCACAAGTTGAGCCTAGATGAATATTAATTTTTGACCAGTGATTTTGATCTAGACCCATAAGATCAAACAATTTACCATGAATTTCTAGATCTTTGATACAATTGTCAACAACATAGTCTTTTTCTGATGCTAGACAATTAAACTGGCCTGGGTGAAATGAAACGCGCTGACCAATAACTTTTGTATAGTCACCTGCAATTTTTAGATAATAACAGATTTCTTCGTAGTCTGGTAAATCATGTAGCTCATACTCAGAAGCCCAAGGTGTAATCTCAGAAGACATGCGAAAAACTTTTACTTTATTCTTATAATTCCAGTTATATATAGGTAGAAGGTCTTTTACATTTTGTAATACTAACTGTGACACATAAGGCAAACCTTTTTCTAAGAATGTTTTTTTACGCATAGTACGAGAATTAAAAATACCTTTGTCACGCAAAAACATGTTAATACATGCATAACCAAATCTATTCATAATAATTAACCTTTTTTAAAAATTATAATATATAGTTTTATAATATACACGCATTAAATTTAATAAGGAACAACATGAATAATAATTTAAAAAAGTATATAATAGAAGTTGTTAATACTAAAAATTTTCTAATATCAGAGGGTTTAAAATTTCATATAAATGAAAATATACCTATAAGCGTTAATGTTTATAGAAGAGGTTCTAATAAATATTTTCAACTTTTTAATGAAGCAAGAGAACTTTATAATGATGGTGTTATAAAACTAAATCATGAAATAGACGAAATGTACATAAAAGAACTAGAAGTAGGCAAGTGGGCAAAGTACGAAGGACAAATGGTGCCTTTAGATTATCCATTCCTTTTAGAGGACTATTATCACGAAGATGACATGATTGCTGAAGCAGAATATCAAGGTAAGAAAGTCAAGCTCGGTAAAAAAGGAATTAAAAGAGCAGGAGAAGGAAAAGCTATTGTTTATGTAAATTCAGGCAAAAAAAACAAAGATGGAACAATCAAAGTCAAAAAAGTAACTTTTGGTTCTTCAATGCCTACAGCAATGGGAAATAGTAAGGCACATAGAAAAAGGAGGAAATCATATGGCGAGAGACACCGATGTAGCAAAAAGAAAGATAAGACAACTGCAGGTTACTGGTCTTGTAGAGCAACAAAGTTATTTGGAAGAAATATTTCTGGATGGTGGTGATGAGTATTTTACCTTTTAAAGAATTAGTTTTAGAAGAAACAAAAGACTATATACTTGTTCAAAGAAGTTTTGATTCTACACTTGACAATAAAGAATTAGTTTGGCATAGAGACAAAGAGAATAGAGATGTTTCATTTATTGAAGGAGCAGGCTGGTATATACAGATAGACAACGAGCTGCCACAATTAATGCAAAAAGAAAAAATATTTAAAATTCCTAAAGAAACATGGCATAGAATAATAAATAAAAATAACGCAAAATTAATTATTGAAGTAAAAAAATACAAGTAAAAAAATAATTAATTAAGAGGTCTTTATGAGTGATTTGTATTTATTAAAAGAATTTATTAGAGAAGCTTTGTTAGACGAAGCTAGAAAAAAGAAAAAAACTTCATACCCAAGCCAGTATAAAGCGAAAGGTAAAAGAAAAAAGAAACTAGACAGAGCAACAAAACTAGCAAAAAGTAGCAGTAAGGCTGATAGGCAAAAAGCTTATAAAATGCGTGATAACATGGAAAAGGCTGAACGTAAGAAAAAAGGATACAGAAACGTTCCAAGACATGATAGCAAAAAATAAGGAATATCAAAATGGATGACTTATATTTATTAGAAGAATTTATTAGAGAAGCTTTATTAGATGAAGCTAAGCGTGGCAGAAAAAAAGCAAAAAAGAAAAGAACTGCTAAGAAACGTGCTACAAAAAAAGGAAAGAAGAAAGCTTCTAGAAGAAAATCTTCTGCAGGAGGTTTATCTGCTGCAACAAAAGAAACTTTAAAAAAGAAGGCAAACAAAAGAGGATTAACACCAAGTTCTGTTTACGCTGAGTTTAGAAAAGGATTGGCTGCTTGGGCAACTAGTGGTAGTAGAAAAGGTATGTCTCAGCATCAATGGGCACATGCAAGAGTTAATTCAGCGACACCTTCTAAGTCATGGGCAGTTGTTAAAAAAGCTGCTAAAAAGAAAAAATAACTTAGTCTATTATATTTAAGTTAGTTATTGGTTCTAAAAAACTATTAAATATTTTTTTAAAGTTGATTTTCTCCATGTTTCTATCATCGGGAACTCTTTTCATTTCTTTTAAAATGCTATTTAAAACTTTAATAAAATGTTCAGACTTTAAAGACATTAAAGCTTTTTTACTTTTATCAGAAATTTCTCCAAAAACTTGTGTATCTAAACATAAACTTATAAATATTTTTGGAGCATCACTACTATTTATTTTTTTTAGAATTTTTTCACAAACTTCTTCAGATACTTCACCAGATCCTGGAAGATTTACGCCCATAAAAATTCCTATTCCTTTAGAGACTATCTTGTTTGCAAGACTTTTAATTATTTTTTTATCTTTAGTCTTGTTAATAACATTTTTTACTTCTCCCCATGTAACAAAAGGTTTTCTCATCCAAGCTAGTTGTGGGTGAGATTCTATTAATGTTAAGTTTATATATTCTTTTAAGTATTTGCTCATTTAAAATAACCTTATTAATAATAATTATAAGTATTAAAAAATCTAAAAAATAACTTAGTCTAAAACATTAATTCTAGGATTTCCCCATCTTAATGTTATATTACTATTATTGTTTAACATTTCTGTGCATATATTAAAAGGCTCAACATCATAAAATTTAAGTATTCTATTATCTATATCAAAAACATAATCAATATTTTGATCAAGTAATTCTAAATTATTAAAAACATACAAGTCATCTTGCGCAATTACTGGCCCTATTCTACACATTATTTCTTCTATAATTGCGTTAAAAGCATCTTCAGTTTGATTTGCATTAACTGTATACATATAATCGTTAATATTTTGACTAATTGTATTTCCGCTTAAACTACCTAATATATTAGTGTTAGCATTATCTACACCTAAAGTAAAAATAGTAATACAAGAGTTTTGTGAACTAGATAATATACAAAAATTATCGTTAATGTTTCTTATGTTATTATTTACAAATTCTAGAGAAGGACCTAGACCTTCATTAGGAGAGCCGTCTGATATTAATAATATATAGTAAACTTCATAATTTGTTCTTTGTATTTGAGATACTGCTTCTTGAAGTGGCAATATAAAACTAGTACCTCCTCCGGCATTTGTATTATTAATAATAGACAAAGCAGATTGCCCGTGGTTTTGTCCTTTTCCAATATTTGATGTTGTTATAATAGAATTATTATAAAGAATAACAGAGTAACTTAAATTAAAATCATTATTTATAAAAGTTCTAACTGTATTTTTTAATTGATTTATTCTATTGCCTTGCATTGAGCCGCTAAAATCTAATAACATTATTACAGCAGCATCAATTATATTTACTTCATGATTTTCTTCATTAGTGTATACATCTATTGATTTAGATACTTCACCTCTCCCAGGATTATATGTTGAAGTAAAGTTTATTATTCTTTCACAATTATTGTCAACATCGCATTCTAATCCTAAATCAACACACTCCATTCTACTAGTAGAGTTTTCTATAGAATTTATGCATTGATTTAATTTTTCTTGACTGCAAGCTTCTTCTATATTATTTGTTTTTATTATATTTTGTCCCGCAATAATCCCACATGTATCTAAAAGCTGTTTCTCAGTATTTACATTAATAGCTATTCCACCTATTTCTATTATCTTATATGATATTAGTGCTAAGACAGCAGCTAAAAGCAATGTAATCGCTGCTGCTATACCTTTACTTTTAGATCGGTGCCTGTGATTTTTTAAGGTATATAAGATGTCTTGTTCCATGATAATTTTTATTTTCAATGTTTTCAATTAACCAATAATGGTTGCTTTGTTTTATTTGTGTATAGAATTCATGCATTAGTAAAACGTCTATGTTTACTCCTTGTTGCTTTAATATATCTGCAGCTAATAGGTTAGAATTAAACTTTCTATCTCTTCTTATTGCCTTAAGCTCTACATATCTATCTTCATCTGGATGATAAAAGTCAGGAGTGTATTGTTTATCTCTTCCTTCATACTGAACTGTAAATGTTTTATGTTCATATACATATGGCTTTTTTGTAAACTCACACCATCTTGCATAGTCAGCTTCAAGAGAAGACTTAAAAAAGTAATTATTAGGAAGATCATATCTAAAACCAAGTCTACCGTTTGACGGGATTTCATGAAGACCACTACTTTGTGCTTTGTTTTGACATACTTTACCACAATACTTTGTTTCATGACCTTTAGGTCTTTTATAATCTATTCCACAAAAATCACACTTTAAATCAACTCTTTCAAGCATGTTATGTTCAAGATAGCATGCTCTTTTACAATACTTCTTGTCTCTTTTAGATTTGAATATTGTTCCACAATTTAAACATGCTTTTTCTTTATACTGAGACGTATGTTCATCTTTGCATTTTTTTGAACAGAACTTTGAATTAGCTGCTTTTGATTGTGGCTTTTTATATTCAATACCACAATTTTTGCATATTAATGTAACTGAATTACTTTTTCTTGGCATTATATTGCTCCTTTAGAAGTATATATTCTACAATGCCAAAAGTATTCAGCCCAAATAAGTTTACTTAGGGAAAAAGTCTTTTAAATTAATTTCTTTTTCTTTAGCTTCTGATAAATGTTTGAGAGGATTATAACTAGTTTCTGTATTTTTAATAGACTCCCAAGACTGTCTAATACCCTCTCTTAATCCCATTCCACTGTGATAATGTATAAGCTCAGTATATTTTTCGTCTGAAAGCCTGTGATTTCCTAAGTAGTCTGTCTCTGGATGCCATTTAATAATGTTTTCTAAACTTGATCCAGTAACGTCTTCTATGATATCTATAATTTCTAAAGTACTATAAGGGTTTCTACCTGTAATATTAAAGTCTTCATTTCTAATTGGAGAATTAATTATTCTAAGAACATTAGCACAAAAATCTTCAACATGCATATAGTCTTTGATTTTTTCTGGATTTAAAAACATATCAATATTTTTAATGTTATTTTTAATTCCAAACAAAGACTTTGCAATCAAAGAGTTCATATCTCCTACGCCTCCGTAAGCAAACAAAGGTCTTGTTACTAACCATTCTTTTGCATTATTTCTTACTAACATTTCACCTGCATACTTTTGCACAGCATAATTTGTTCTAGGAAAAATATCACTGTTTTCTAAAATATCAGATTCTTGGTATTTATATGTATCATAAATAACAGTCGTTCCAGTATATACAACAAGCATGTTTTGATTATTAGCAGCTTCAACAATTGTTTGTGTACCTAAAATATTTGTATTCATTGAATGTTCTGGATTCAAAGCAACAACATCTGTACCAACAACAGCAGCATTATGAATGATACAATCTAAATTTAAAGATTCAAATAAACATGTCCACTTAGTAGAACTGTTTTTATAGACACAAACTTCTCCGGATTCTGTATATTCCATATAAGTTTTTGCGAATATTGAGTTATCTATAGATAAGAACTCATGCCCTTTGACTAAAATTTCATTTGCTAAATTAGTTGCAATAAAACCTTTTTCACCTGTTATTCCTATTCTCATAAAGCTCCTGTTCTTTTTATTATTTTTATATTTTGTGTTTTTAACTTATAAATATTTCCGTTTAAGTTCATTATATTGTATGAAAAGTATTTTCTATCTCCCCACTTTGTAGAATTTGTAAATAAAAGTTCTCTGTATAAAACTATACCATATTGGCCGCGTTCTTTACCTTTAGAAGAAGAATAACTTAAATATGGAAAGTTTTTATATTCATATTGTATAAGATCACCTACTTTGAGGCCATTGGTATAACTACTATAGTATTCTATCATTATTGAATTACTTTTATTATATTTAAGTCTGTAAAACTTATTAAATTTTTATTAGGTCCTGTACCTTTATAAAATCCCATTGGGAAACTATTTGAAATATATTTCAAAGGAACTACATAACATTTTGTTTTTTTGTTTGTAAAAATATCTTTAATGCTTACTTCTAACAAGAAAGATTTTTCGAAAATAAATGTTCTAATTGTATTATTATCTTCTTGTAGAAGTTTAATATTTTTATAATTTTTAGTGTCTTTAAAAGACCAAAATTTTCCTGTGTCTTTATTTTTATTCAATATTTTTAAGCTCCATTATTGAATAAGGTACTTGAACAATTTGATCATTTAACAATATATAAACTATATAACTAAAGTTTGAATCTTTTTTTAGTTTACATACAATGCCTATTTTATCATCTTCATTCGAATATAAAAAATTATATTTTATTAGTTTTCCAATTTTAACATCATTCATTACTATATTTTTCTTCTATATTGATTATAGAAATCGGAGTTTTTTCAACATCTTCTTCTTTTAAGATGTTTAACATTGTTTCAAAACTATAATCAGCAGCTACTTCACAAACTAAACCATAAAATTTTTCTTCAGGATTAAAGATGTAATTAAACTTTATAAGGTCATTTTTTTTAATATTTTTTTTCATTTAATACTTATTATTTCTTTTACGTCACAATGATAAATTTTTATTAATTCATTTTCATATAGACAATTATATGTAGCTGCAAAACTACTATTATACAAATCTTTAGATATTAAAACAACTACTTTATTTGGAGTAGTATTTAACAAAGTATTATCAAAGTAATATCTTGTAAAACCTTCGTAAGCATTAATATCGTACTTATAATGTGTACATCTATTAGAATATATAACTTGACCACATAAATCGTGTCCTTCTCTAATTATTTCACTCGATACTTTTATCATAAGGTTCGTTAGGTAGTTCATTTGAATTGATAACTCTATCTAAGTAATCTTCTAATTCTTCAAATGAAGTACAAACTTTGATTCCACTTCTAGCTAACATTAAATTAAACTTAGCACCTTCAGGTAATCCTGCACAAAAATATACAATAGGCTTTCCGTATGCATGTGCATAACCTGCTTCCCAAATTGTACCAATATCTTTGTCCCTAGTATTAACTAACAAGAAATCAGATTGTTGTATGTGTCTAAGATTCCCATAAAACGTTTCATCTTGAACAGATTTTGGAGCTCCAGGAGGACAAACAAAAATCCTTCTAGGAGAAGCTAACTCAAAAAAACCACTTCTATCATCAAATATCTTTTCTAAATTTGTAAGCTCTTCAGCTTGAACAGGATTAAACCAACCGCTAGCTAAATAAATTTTCATAAATT